CACAACGTCCAGAACGCTGAAGGGCGCCTGCGCATGCTTCGGGAGAACGCTCAGCGGCTAGTAGACGACCTCGCTAGGCACCTACCCGACGAGCCCGCGTCTTTGGAGCGTATGGCATGACACCCATCCCTGTAGACCCGGCGTCGAATGGTCATTTGAGGACGACTGATCGTGTTGGTCCTGCTCCGTCTGAGCCTCTGGCGTTGCGTCGGATGAGGGAAGCGTTGGCTCTCCATAAACGATTGGAGCACGAACGAGCGGTTGAGCGTGCTGGTGGACCGAAAGCGAGCCGCTGGTGAAGCCGGTCGAGAAGCCCGATCGTGCTGCTGTCTACCAGCGCTATCTAGCGAACCTGGAGAGAGGGATCGTTGGTGATGACGCATGGGTATTGGCTGAAGAGGACGAGATGGCTGCCTGGTTGGCAGCGTTCATTGAGTCGCAGCCGGTGAGCAACGGGGGTAAGGCGTGACCTCGACCGTGTTGAAGCAGACTCGGGTCTCGCTCACGATCCCTGGCAAGCCTGTACCGTTGCAGCGCTCTCGCACTAGGAGCGGCAGGCACTATCTACCGAAGCGTAGCCGGGAGTACAGGGAACTGGTGCAAGCCGAGTGGATGAGGGCAGGCAGGCCGACATTGGGCGACGCGAACCTGTTGGTCTCGATGCGTTTCTATGGTGCGCGAGCGAACGCCGACTTGGACAATCTCTGCAAGGCCCTAGCGGATGCTCTCCAGGGTTTGGCGTTCTCGAACGACCGGCAGATCACGCATTACGACCATTGCTCAAAGCTCCCAGCGGGCGATAAGGGGCCTCGTGCGGAGATCGACTTGTGGGCGATGGCGACATGAGGCTCTGCGCATGTGGTTGTGGCGCTTCCTTGGAGGGCATGAGCCCCGACGCGAGATACGCGACTGACGCCTGCCGTGCCCGTCACTGGAAGGAACGCACGGGCTATGTACATCCGCGTAGCGAGAACGCTCGGAACGGTGATTTCTGGGCACGGATAGCGACGGTCAAGCGCCGTCAGATGATGAGGAGGGTGGCATGAGGGTTTGTGCATGTGGGTGTGGTGCTTCGCTGGAGGGACAGAAGCCGACGGTCCTCTATGCGTCGCGCTCATGCGCGGAGGGCAAGACCTCGAAGGCTCGCAGCCGAGGTGATTACACGCCGAGCGAGCGCGAGATGATCCCCATTCTTCGCAACGACCCTTGTTCTTACTGCGGGGGTCCGGCAGGCACCATCGACCATATCGACCCGGTGCATTACGACGGTGGCCGCGTGTGGGAGAACTTGACGGCAGCCTGCCAGCCTTGCAATTCCTCTAAGCACACGCGCCCACTTCTAACCTTCCTGCTCGGTGCCGGGCAGCGTATTTCGGTGCCCTCGCGATCTGGGCAGATGCCTCCGGAGACGCCGTTGCCAGTCCCTGTGGTTGTCGCGCCCGAATTCGGCCCCGCCGGTGATCCGCGCGAGTGGACAATCTCACTGCGCGATGCGATTAGCGTGGCTTTCGAGATCTGCGAAGACCTGGGTCTGCCTATGTCCAGTGCAAAGGAGATCGTCGACGGGATGGTTAAGGCTGCGGAAGATGAGGATGAGGAGTGCCCCGATTCAGATGATCCCCTCGATGACCCACATACTGCGATAGGGCGGCTTTTTGCGGTGAGGCTTAGCCGCCACGTATCGGAGGAGGCGTGGGAAGCGGTCAGCGAACGAGTCGTGGACGAAATGCTTGCCGAGGCAGCGTGAACTACTTGCTCAACGATCCACCGAAAGGAAGGCGGCCTGAATGCCGTTCGTCGACAAAGACTTAGATAGCTTGGACAGGTTGATAGCTGATCGGGATACGTGGCGCGAGCGTGCTGAACAAGCCGAGGCCGAGCTTTCTATCGCACGAGAAGCCCTAGAGATGATCGAAAGGGCGCGCTGTTGCGAGATGGATAGTGGGTGTCAGGCCGAACACCTCGCGGATATCGCAAGGGCTGCTCTGGCTCGTCTACAAGCTAAAGAGGAGGGAACGTGAGGGACTTCATCGCGCGAGATGTCCGCGAACTCTGCGACGCCTTGGAGCGCGCCTGTGGGTACTTGACGCCTAGAACCCTCCACAGCGCTCCCGGCGAAGACAAGGTTTACGACGAAGCGGTTGCGCTTTTGGAGCGCTACAGGGCCGCCTGGTACGAAACTAGCCATGAGGATGAGGCTCGCAGATCAATGCGCCCTTGTACTTGGCTCGAAGACGATTGGCCGCGCGGGGGTTTCCGTGCTCGCCTCTCCTGCATCTTGCGCGGACATGACTTGCGGCTAGTCTGGCCACCGTTGTGCATGTGTACTCGTTGTGGAAAGTCCGTCGCATGATCGTCCCCGAACACGAGATCGAACTCGTCAACGACGGCAAGCGGACCTTGATGCTGCTCCCCGTAGGGCGCGGCAACGGCGGTGAGAAGCTCCCTTGTCCGATCAGGGCGAAGGCTTGCATCAGTCTCCAACCGCGTCCTTTCGTCAAAGGCACGAAGATAACGGTCACGACCGTAGAGGAATGGCATTCCGGGGACCTGACCGACACGGACGGTCGTCGCTTGGGCTATCCGGATCTCCCAAGAGCACTCGCAGCCTTCCAGCATCAGCATGGAATCCAAGAGAACGTGTGGAGAGTCATGTTCGTGCTCGGCGACAGGACTAACTTCTACTTTCGCCACAGCGAGCGCTACCTGAAGAGAAAGGGCACCGGCCTCACATACGACCCCGACCTAGCTGTGCATGGTGAGCCAGCGGTCACCGAGGAAGAGTCGCTCACGATCGCTCGCAAGGCCCACAATGCGCGCATCCTGGCTGATCGCGAGCGAGCTAAGGAGCAGCGCGTAATCATCAAGATCGCCCTTGGGGAGTTGCGAGGACTACAGTTGAGCAGAGAGGTAGCAGCAGAGATACGACGCGCTGAATGGCGCCTAAAGAAGCTCGACAAGCTCTTGGAGGACAACGTCCAACAGGCCGCCGCATAGATCTGTCCGCAGCATGCTTATACTGGGTCGGCCCGAGTGGACAGGGGCCCAGCCGAACGAGATGCTGAGCCTACCCAAGCGCATATGTCTTGCGCTGCCACGAACCGGGCGCCCCTCTCCCATGAACACCAGTCCGGCAGACAGCCGAGCGCACCTGCGCATAGTCACCCGCGACAAGCAACCATCAGAGGAAGCCATCAGGCTCCCCGATCCCAAGCCCTGCTCAGGCACCTACACGTGCGAATGCGAACATCACACGCTCGAGCGCGCCGAAGCCGTCCGTCAAGGTGTACGCCCACTCAAGGGCAACCCGCTGCAACCACGCCGTCGTATCGCAGCCTAAACCCGATCTTTGTCGGCCACCCCGCTCAAGCGGGATAACGCGATGGCCCCGCGCAACTTCGCTGCGGGACAAGCTCATTGCCGCCGACTTGGCCGCGAGCCTGACCGTTGCTCCCCTCCGGTCGAACGCTCGCGGCGAAACCTTCAAGGAGAAGATATGCGCTCCACCATATGTGACGGGCTCGGCACGTAGACCCCATGGCCCTAACGCACCCCATGGAGTGGTACTGCCTCGCTACGACCCGCAAGGGCACCCCGTGCGAGCAACGCGCCGGAGCTGGTACTAGCCACAAGGGCGTCGGCCGGTGTAGCAAACACGGGGGTGCTTCTCCCCAGGCGGAAGTGTCTGGTCAGGTGGAGTTGGCGCACCGCGAGGCAGTTGTCATGGGTACACCGATGCCGATGGAGCCTCACGCAGCGATTCTGTGGTGTATTGAAGTGGCTGGTGCTGAGGTGCGGTACGCGTCGGACCGGATCGCCGAACTCGCACCGGAGGAGGCGGTGGGCCCTGTCGTAATGACTTTGCGTCGCCCGATGAAGGAAGAAAAGGGTGGGGAGGATCCCGAACATGAGGTTGAGGAGGTTCGATACGAGGCTCCTGCTCTTCATATTTGGGTGCAGGCGCGCCATCAGGCGATGGATCGTCTAGTCCAATATTCGGCGGCTGCTTTGCGTGCGGGTATCCAGAAGCGTTTGGTTGAGCTCGCGGAGGGCCAAGCGCAAATGTTGGCTGAGGCGATGAAGCGGCTCGCTGTGGCTTTGGGACATCAACCGTCTGACCCGAAGGTGCGTGAGGCGATGCGGGGGAGCCTTACTTTGATCGCCGGGGGACAGGTGGCCTGACGAGGGGCCTTGGGGACCCGATTGCCGAGCCATCCTGTCGTGTTGCCCAATTGGGCGCATGCGAACAAGCGGCGCATTGACTTGTGCAACGCTCCACTTTGCAAAGAATTCGGTGTTTCTCGTACATGCTGCAGTAGAACGCGCGCGCGTCGCTCATCGCTTCTTTCCTTTATCGCCCGACGTTCGCTGCGCGGGCTCCATCACGCCTCGTCGCCCAAAGGCACGATTTCACCCGGATCGATCCCCATCTCGTACAGTTCCCGGTCGGTTGTCCAGCCATGAGCGACCGTTTGGCAGAGCGCGCACCACATCCATTGCTTATGCCGGAGCCGAAACAGCAGGTGCTCGCAGTGTGTGCAGCGAGGACGATGGTCGCCTGCGGCTTCACGGGCCGCTTCCCGTTCGGCGCGCTGCCGGGCTGAGGTTTCTTGTTCGCGCTTGCTCCTCATCGCTTCTTTCCCTTTTGCGTAGCTCGGCGGAAGGTCTCAGCGCGAGACGCGGTGGCTGGTAGCGCTTCTTGAGTGATGCGGTCTTCGATAGCACGCCGCACGTACCGCGACACAGGCACGTCGCCGGCAGCGGCCTTGACTTGGGCGATGAACTCCTCGTCCCATCTGAAGCTGACGCCTTTGGTCACGTAAAGCATTGTACTGCTAACGCTCTGTTTGTGTGGTCTGAGCGATCTTCGCCAGCACGGCTGCCGCGACCAGCTCGTCTACTGGCCCTGGGATCGGTAGAGCGCACAACGCGAGCACGATCTTGTACCGGCGCGGCACCTTGTCGTGCCGGATGGCCCGGATGATCGCGACTGGGCCCCCTGCCTTGATCGAGTAGATGAGGGCGACGATCCAGCCAGCGAGGGTGAGGGTCGTCATGCGGCGATCATCCCCTCGTCCTCGGCACGCATCAGGGCCTCGAAGTCTTCGGCTGCTGCTATGAGCCGGTCTGCTGCCTCCATGACGCTGCTGGCGTCGTTGACGGACTCGACGGGGAACACGCGCTGCTCGGCGTAGTTCTCCATCGCGGCGGTGATCTGTTGCTCTTGGGTGGCCATCGCTTCCTCCTTGGATAGTGGTGCAATGTAAAGCATTGTAAAGCATACGGAGGATAGCTGAGGGGGTCCAGACGAACACACAACCCGACCCATTCCTTCTCGCCGCAGACATCCTCGACCCACCTCAACCCGACAGCCAATGGGTCTGCGACAGGCCGGACTGCGACGGGCAACCTCACGACAAATGGCTCCATAGGCATGCCAGAGCAGCCCAACGCTCACCCGACGGCGACTGGTTCGTATGGCTCATCATGGCCGGACGAGGCTGGGGCAAGACGAGGACCGGAGCCGAGTGGCTAGCCCACGAAGCACGCGCCCACCCCGGCTACCACTACGGGGTCGTAGCGCGCTCAACCCAGGACTGTCGAGAGACCTGCATCGAGGGCTTGTCCGGTCTACTCAAGGCGCTCGACTTGCGCATCGACAGTCCCGAGTACAACCGCGCCACAGGCGAGATACGACTCCCCAACAGTGCGATCATCCATGCCTACAGCGCAGAGAAGCCCGATCGCATTCGCGGCCCCAACCTATCCGGTGCCTGGTGCGACGAGCTCTGCACATGGCGGTATCCACAAACATGGACCGAGGGTCTGATCCCCGCACTGCGTATCGGTGAGCCCCGCGTAGTAGTCACAACCACACCACGCACCACAGCCCTCATCCGAGAACTAGCCAGCCGCGAAGACGGCTCCGTAGTCCTCACTCGCGGTTCGACGTTCGACAATGAAGCGAACCTCAGTCCCGAAGCGATTACCGAACTGCGCCGACGCTACGAGGGCACACGACTCGGGCGCCAAGAACTCCTAGGCGAGCTAATCGAGGACATCGAGGGCGCACTCTGGAACCGCTCAATGCTCGAACACCGGGCACGCTGGGCAAAGGGACACCCCGGATGCTAGACCCACTGGAGAAGAACGCGCTGACCCGCATCGTCGTCGCAGTAGACCCGGCGGTCACAGCCGGTGAAGACTCAGACGACACAGGCATCATCGTCGCCGGTCTCGGCAAGGACGGTGAGGGTTACATTCTTGATGACCTCACGTGCCACCTTTCCCCCGACGGGTGGGCAAAGCGCGCTGTCTACGCATACGAAAAGTGGACCGCCGACCGGATCGTCGCCGAGGCAAATAATGGCGGGGAGCTAGTCAGTACGGTCCTGAAGACCGTCAATACGGCACTACCAGTCAAGCTTGTCCACGCTGCGCGAGGCAAGCTCACACGAGCTGAGCCTGTCGCCGCCCTTTACGAGCAGGGACGCATACACCACGTGGGCGGGTTCCCTGAGCTAGAGGACGAGCTTTGCACATGGGTACCTGGAGAGTCCGGCTCGCCGGATCGGCTCGACGCACTCGTGTGGGCGATCACGGAGTTGATGGTCGATTCAGGACACGCATCGATGCCAGTGTTCGGGACAGGCCAGTCGACCTGGGCGCCGATGCGACAGAAAGCAGGCATCTCCTAAAGCTGACAGGACCGACACCGGAGGGCAGTCTTGGCTTCAAGCACTAGCAACGCCACAGACACGACTCCGGCCCCAATGCTCGCCAACCGGGACCCGCGTCTACGCAAACAGACTGCACAAGGCATCTTTGGGGAGATCGGCACAACCGGCCTCAAGCAGTACGGCGGGTTTGTTTTTGAGGAGTGGTTGAACCAACTCTCGGGACGCAAGGCGGCGTGGGCGTACAGGGAGATGGCGGACAACAGCAGTGTTGTCGGGTCGATCCTGTTCGCGATCGAGATGTTGGCCCGCAAGGCGGAATGGCGCGTCGAATGCGAAAACGACCAGCAAATCCCTCGTGCAGGAATGACGGGCAGCGAGTTCGTCGAGTCGTGCATGAACGACATGAGCCACACGTGGGGCGATTTCCTCTCCGAAGCCTTGTCGATGCTGCCGTACGGGTGGGCGCTACACGAGGAAGTATTCAAGCGGCGCCAAGGCGAGCAGCCATCATCCACATCTTCCGCGGGCGAGACCGAAGAAGACACTAGCCCCGCCGGCTCCAAGTATGAAGACGGTCTGGTCGGGTGGCGCAAGCTCCCGATCCGCGCACAAGAAACACTTCTCAGATGGCACTTCAAGGGGTATGCAGGCGTGTCCGCGATGGAACAAGTGGACTGGCACGGCGGAAGGCACATCATCTCCATCGAGAAGGCTCTCCTGTTCCGCACCAAGTCCGCGAGAGGCAACCCTGAGGGCAAGAGCATCCTTCGAAACGCCTACGAATCCTGGTACTACCTGAAGAACATTCAGAGCACGGAGGCTATCGGTATCGCCCGCGACCTCGCCGGGTTGCCAATGGCTACGGGGCCAGAGAACGTAGACCTCTTCGCTCCACAGTACAAAGATAGCCTCGAACGAGTACAGGAACTCGTCACCAGCATCGAACGCGACGAGCAAGAGGGCATCGTCCTGCCGTATGGGTGGAAGTTGGAGCTTCTCAAATCGGCGGGTGCGCGCCAAGTCAACACAGACGATGTGATCCGCCGCTACAGGCAAGAGATCGCCTCATCGGTCCTCGCTGACTTCATCCTTGTCGGACTAGACGGGATCGGCTCGTACGCGATGGTGGATGTGAAGGCCGAGCTGTTCGGTCTCGCCGTAGATGCCGTGCTCGACATGATCTGCGAGACGATGAACAGGTACGCGATCCCGCGCCTGTTCAGAATCAACGGGCTACAGGTCGAGGAGCTGCCACGCATCACCCATTCCAGTGCTGGCAGGCTCGACATGGTGAAGGTCGGCGAACTCTTCCGCGACCTCGCACTAGCAGGCGCACCGATCCCGTGGTCAGAGCAGTTGATCGAACAGATATTCGGCGAGATGGGGTTGCCAGCGAACTTCAAGGGCGAAACGACCGAGGAGGTCCACAAGGCCGAGGAGCTCGCACCTGACGGGCATCGCGTCATCTCAGTCGCCCCAAAGTTGAAGCAGCGCGCCGACCTGCTCTCTACCCAACTGGAGCGCGAGATCGAAAGCGCCCTCGGTCATCTCGGCGAGGATGCCGCCACTGCGTACATGACGGTCGCTCAAAAGGCTTCTGTTCCAGAGATCGCAAATCTCGTCAAGCAGGTGCTAGCCAAGCTCGACATCACCAAATGGGTCCAAGCCCGACTCATGCCACTCCTGCGCAATCACGCGGGCCGAGTAGCGGCCGACACTCAGCGCGTCCTTCAAGGCGAGATTGGTCAAGAGACCAAGGTGGGCTCGGACATCGTCGCCCAAATGACCCAGAACGCAGGACGCCATCTCCGCGCTGTGGACATTGAACCGCAAGTGAGGAGCGGGATCGAACAAGCCATCCAACAGGGTTTGGCTGCTGGGGACAATCCAACCAAGACCGCGCGCCGTATCCGCGACATGGTGCCTGCTGGCCGGTTCGTCAACGCTGGACCGAAGTATCGGGCCGAACTGATCGCCCGCAACGAGACGGCTGGACTCCAACGTCAAGCGATCCTGGGTGGTTACGAATCCAATCCGCACGTGACCGCCATCAGAGTCCGTGACGGTATCTACGGGCCACCCCGTTCAGACGAGACGTGCATGGCCAGGGACGGCGACACGGTGCCGATCGGCGAGGCCTCGAGCGTGCTGCCAGATCATCCGTTGTGCTCGCTCTCTTACGACCCTGTTGTGTCGCTCGCGATGCCGCAGTACGCAGAGCAGCCCGCGCTTCTCGCCGCCTAAAAGGAGGCCCACATGGCCAAGTACAACAGCCATCAGCTCGAGGATCTCAAGACGAAGGGACACACGCTCCCCGGCACCACGAGCTACCCGATCAACGACGCGGAAGACCTCGCCAACGCGATCAAAGCCGTCGGCCGAGGTGGAGCTGACCATGATGCGATCCGCAAATACATCATGGGCCGAGCTAAGGCGATGGGCCGCACTCAAGATATCCCCGACGACTGGTCAAGCGACGGCAGCCTAAAGGTCTCAAAGACCGAGCTCGTCGTAGACGTTTGGAAGGCCGACACACAAAACATCGTGTACGGCGTCGTGCTTGAGCCCGATCTCCCAGACTCGCAGGGCGACATTGTGAGCCCGGAGGAAATCCAGAAGGCTGCGCACAGGTATCTCGTCGAATCGCGCAAGAGCGATACGCAGCACAACGAGCAGCCGAACAAAGTCGAGATTGTCGAGTCCTATGTGGCTCCGCACGACATGATCCTGCACGGCAAACTCGTCAAGAAGGGTGCCTGGGTCATGGGCGCGCACGTCCCAGATCCGGAACTATGGGACCGCATCTCGAACCCTGCCCATCCGGAACCGTTGACCGGCTTCTCTATCGGTGGCAGTGCGATACGAGCTGAGGCCGCGTGATGAAGGCTGCTCGCGGGATCACATTCACTTTTGGTAAGCCCTACCACCTGAGTGATGGTCTCTGCATCGTGGACGTTGGGATCAAGGTCGCGCGCTGGAAGAAGCTGCTGCTCCTCCTCAAAGGCATCCGCATATCACTCTCGTGAAGGTTCGCCTACTGCCCGCAGACAGGGCCGGTTGCAGTTTTTACCGGCACGAGGAGCCAGCACGCATCGCCGCCACTGAAGGCTGCGAAGTCACGATCGACCGGAACGACTTCACGATCTACCAGGCCCCGTTCGGCAAGGTCGTGTGCTCTACCGAACCAGAGGGTGACGGTACCCGCATCACCGAGTGGCAAGAGGACGTCGTAGTCCTACAACGCCCCGCGAAGCGCTCCACCGCCGACATGATCCCCGTCCTACAGAAGCGCGGGATCGCAGTCGTGGTGGATGTCGATGACGACTTCTCGTGTCTGCATCCGCAACACCCGGCGCGCGACCATTTCAATCCGTCGCTCAGTCCCGATGTGAACTTCGCTCATCTCGCACGGGCCTGCCGTCAGGCGGATCTCGTGACCGTCACGACGACAGCGCTAGCCGAACGCTACGGATCGCACGGACGCGTCGCGATCCTGCCGAACTGTGTTCCTGCCAGCATCCTCGATCTGCCGCGTTCGAGCGATGGGCACACGGTTGGCTGGAGTGGCGCGCTACACATGCACCCGGGCGATCTACAAGTCACGCATGGGGGTGTAGCGGGTGCTCTCCGCGACTCGGACTGGCGGTTCAAGGTGATCGGCAACCATGAGCGTGTCGGGGCCGCACTCGGTCTCGACACTGATCCTGACGGGACCGGGTTCCTTGACATAGACGAGTGGCACCGCGAACTCGGCTCGCTTGACATCGGGGTCGTCCCTTTGTGCGACACGAAGTTCAACGAGGCCAAGTCATGGTTGAAGGGCATCGAGTACGCGGCACGAGGCGTTCCGTTCGTCGCCTCTCCAACCATCGAGTATCAAAAGCTCGCAGCCGAGGGCGTCGGCGTACTGGCCGCTGACCGCGGGCGTACGTGGCGCAAAGAGCTACGCCAATTCATGGATGACGAGTCGCTACGTCATGAGATGACAGAGATGGGGCTCCAGGTGATATCTGAACGTCACACGTATGAGACTGAGGGGTGGCGTTGGGTCGAGGCGTGGGAGACGGCGCTCGCACGTCATCGACGACCAGCGCCGCCACGGCCAAAGCCGGACAAGCTCTCCAGGATGCCATGGGGGTAAGGCTGTCGATCATCGTCGCGTCCTCGGGACGTTCGACGCTTCCACGCACAGTCGAGAGCATCGTCACGCAGATGCTTCCCGGCGACGAGCTGCTAGTCGATGTGAACGACGACGCGCCATGGGGCCACACGGCACGTAACCGGCTCATGCCAAGGGCCGAAGGCGACTTCTTGCTGTTCATCGACGACGACGATATCTACCTACCCGGTGCGTTCGAGATCGTCCGAGCAGCCGTAGCTGACGAGCCGGACCGTGTGCACATGTTCAAGATGCGCTACGCGGACGGGCAAGAATTGTGGCGGACGCAGACGGTCGAATGTGGGAACGTCTCCACTCAGATGGTCGTAGCTCCCAACCCACCCGGACAGCTCGGGCATTGGGGGGATCGGTATGAAGGCGACTTCGACTTCATCGAGTCGAGCTGTCGCCAGCAAGGAGAACCCCTCTGGCACGAAGATGTGATTGCGCTGGTGCGCCCGTGAAACCAGCCAACGCGCCGAGACCACTCGCGAACGCTCCCATTCCGCTCCTTGCTGACGAGCGCTGTCAAATGAGCTTCGGTGAGCGCGCCTCACTACAGGGCGTCCTCTCCGAATTGAAACCGCTAGTCTCGATCGAGATTGGTAGCGCACAGGGCGGCAGTCTCCAATGGGTCGCACGGCACAGTGAGAGCGTCCATTCGATAGACCTCACGCCTCCAGTCAAGGTCCTCCCGAACGTGAGCTATCACACGGGCAACAGCCGACGCGTGCTCCCTCCACTACTCGATCTCCCCCTTATCCGCAAGGGTGGCGTGGACTTCGTCCTGATCGACGGCGATCACACCTCTGAAGGGGTGTGCGCAGACCTACGAACCATACTCAACTCGCCAGCCTGCAAACGGGCGCTGATCCTGTTGCACGACACCGCCAATCACGAGGTGCGCGACGGAATCCTCCTCGCACTTCACGAGCATCCGGCCGTCGTCTACTGCGACCTCGACTTTACTCGCGGCTACACGTTCGCTGAAGGACCGTTCACGGACCAGCGGTGGGGCGGTCTCGGACTCGTCGTAACCGGCGATCCCACCACAGACGGTTATGGGCACGAGCCCACACAAACCCTGTACCGCTAAACCATCCACAGCGCCTTGGGCGCAAAGGAGACATCATGGCCGAACACGTCATTCGTGGCGAACTGCAAGTCGTGCCACGCGAGGAGGGCGGACGCCACCTTGCGATAGCGGACAGTCCATACGACTTCTATCGCATACCCCTCCCGCCCGAGCAACACGAGCGTATCGCGAGAGAACTCGCGATGAGCGATGACGAATTGCGATCCGAGCTTTCGCGTCGACAGGCCGCACAGAGCTTGATCGTCCCACCGAACGGGTCCATACCCGTCACCTGAGTTTCACAGCGAACACCACCCCAACGGAGGGGATGCCCTATGTCGCATTTGCAGGACCTCACCGTTGACTGGGTGAGCTTGGTCGATCGCGCCGCCGTGCGCGACCCGCAAAACAAGAGCGAGCCGAGGCGATTCCTGTTGTGGAAGCGCGAGGGCACCACACCCCCGACCGCCCGTGAAGGAGGCGATCACATGCAGAAGACAGAGGATGAGCTCCGCGCGGCTGTCGAGAAGGCAGAGAAAGACGCTCAGGAGGCTCGCATAGCACAGGAGAAGGCCGAGAAGGAGCGCGATGACGCACTCGCCAAGGCCACGGAAGCAGAAGAAAAAGACAAGGACGATGACCGTGACGGTGGCGCCGAAGCCGAAGTGAACAAGGCTGATCTGCCGCCTGCTGTTCGCGCTGCACTCGAGAAGGCGGAGGAGCGTGAAAAGGAGGCGACTCGCAAGGCTGACGAGGCCATGGCGAAGGCCGAGGCCGCCGACAAGATCGCCAAGGAAGAGCGCGACACTCGCGTCACACAGGAGTTCATCACCAAGGCTGAAGGGTACAAAGCCCTCCCGGTCAAGGCGACGGACTTCGGTCCCGTTCTGAAGCGCGCCGCAGAGAAGCTGGAGAAGGCCGACTTCGACGTCATCGAGGAACTGCTCAAGGCCGCTGACGAGCAGATCGCCAGGGGCTCCTTGTTCAAGGAGATGGGCGCCAATGTCGGCGGCTCAGTACTCCCGTCAGATGCGCTGGGAGAGTTGCAGCGCAAGGCTGAGGAGTTGCGCAAGAGCGACAGCAACCTTTCCAAGGCCGACGCAGAGATGCGTGTCATGAAGGAAGACCCCGACCTACAGGCCCGCTACCTCGCCGAGCAGCGCGGCTGAAAAGGAGAAGAGAACAATGGCTACAGACAAGGTCATCCTTCGAGAGACGAAGAAGGCCGGTGAAGAACTCTTCACCAAGCAGTACACGCTCGTCAAGATCACCAGCTCCAACACAATCGTGTCGGCCGCTTCGGGTGATCGCGCATTTTCCCTAGAGGACACGCCAAAGGAAGGCGAATACGGCACCATCGCCCTCCAGGGGATCGTCAAGGTCAAGCTCGGCGGCACCGTGAAAATCGGCGAACTCGTCGTCCCGAACAACGCCGGTCTCGGTGTTGCCGCTTCTGCCAAAAGCCAGCCTGTAGTGGGTGAGGCCCTCGCAGAAGGCGAATCCGGCCAGATCATCCCTGTCCTCGTACCAGTCGGAGCCACGGCGTAAGCGCAGGCTTAACCGAGAAAGGAGAAGCACACCATGCCGCAGCCTACGCCTAACCAGGTACATATTGATACGTACCTGACCAACGTGTCTATCAAGTACGCACAGGAAGCCGAAGTTTTCATCGCCGGAAGGGTGTTCCCGCAATGCCCTGTCGCGAAGAAGTCTGACTACTACCTCAAGTTCGAAAAGGGCTATTTCATGAGGGACGAGATGGAGGTTCGTCCCCTCGGAGGCCGTCCGAAAAGGACCGGCTACGGTTTGACGAAGGGCCACTACAACTGTGAAGAGTGGTCTCTAGAGCACCCGATCGATGATCGGGAGCGCGAGAATGCCGATCAGCCCCTAAACCCGGACTTGAGCGGAACGGAACTCCTGTCCGAAAAGGCGCTGATCCACCGCGACAAGGAATGGGCAGCCCGCTTCTTCAAAACCGGGATATGGGCAACCAACTGGACCGGCGTCGCATCATCCGGGGAAGCCAAAGAAAACGAAAACAAGTTCCTCCAGTTCGACCAGTCGGGTAGCGAACCGATCAAATTCTTCGACAATCGGGCGACCGAAATGCGCGAAAAGACGGGTCGTAGGCCAAACCGGCTCGTCCTCGGCGCGAAGGCGTACGTGACGTTGAAGAACAACCCGGCGGTCGTGGAACGCATCAAGTACATCGCCAAGGACGCGCCTGCGGTTGTGACGCCGAGCATCCTCGCGGCCCTGTTCGACGTCGAAGAGGTATTGATCGCGGAGTCCGTGGAAAACACGGCACCAGAGGGCGCGGCCGACGAAATCAAATTCATTGTCGATCCGAAGTCCGCACTGCTGTGCTACGCAGCACCGTCACCATCGATCCAGACCCCGTCTGCTGGCTACACATTCGCATGGACGGGTCTCCTACCGGGCGTCTCGAACGCGTGGGGCGGTGTTCTGTACCGTGGCCGTGAAGAGTTGGCGCACACGGACATTCTCCAGATCCGTGCGACCTACGACATGGAGGTCACCGCGTCGGATCTCGGAATGTTCTTCTCCGGGACAGACGCCTGATGCCGTTCATCGCGTTGAAGCCTCTCAAGGTCGGGGATGACACAATCCTCCCTGGCGAGGAGATCCCTGTCGAACCGGGCAGGGACTATGACGTGATGATTCGTGTCGGCGATGCTGTTTGGGCTGCCGAGGCGCCAGCCTCCAAGCCCGCATCTCGGAGGACGAAGGCGCCAGCCTCCAAGCCCGAGACCGAGTAGCACATGCCGTTCTCGTATTCTGGCAACCCGGCCAGCAGCGTCAAGGACGCTGTCAGGTTCGAGATCCAGGACACGAACAGCACCGCACCCCTGTTGCAGGACGCGGAGATCGAATACGCAATCGCACAAGAGGCCCCGAACACGCCTCCGAGCGAAGGCGAAGTGCTCTCCGCGTCCGCAAGGTGCATGGAAGCACTGCAACGCCTATTCGCAGCACAAGCAGACACTGAGATCGGTTCGCTCAAGGTTACCTACACCAAGCAAGCCGAAGGCTACGCAAAGCGAGCCACGGAGCTACGCGCACGCGCGCTGGGAATGCACGCCCCGTGGGCTGGCGGTTTGAGCGAATCCGAAAAGCAAGCCCGAGAAGAAAACACGGATCGGGTACCGCCCATGTTCAAGAAGAACCAGTTCTCGAGCCCGTACACGGGTAACCAGTCCGGTGCGCCGCTGCGACGGAGTGAAGGGGAAGGTTCAGGGTGACGCTCGCCTACACGCTGAACCGTCTACTCACCCAACAGGCTCCAATAGAACGCGACACAGCGACCACAGATGCGTTCGGGGGCGAGACGAAAGCCAAACGCGAAGTCGTTGAGACAGTGCGCTGCCGGTTTTGGTGGTGGCGCGAGTCGGGTTCCCGTTCACCATCAAGAGAATATGCCACACCCGAGCGCACCATCAACTTTACAGGCGGCGGCATACTCTTGGAACTCGATGCCAATGTCAAGGATGGCGACCATGTCGCAAATATTCAAGATCCCGACGGTAATGTGCTTGTCGATGGTCCCTTCCGAGTGATTGCTGTCCAACTCCTCGAAGATCATCGTGAGGCGGCACTCATGCGCCCGTAGGAGGTACTGATGGCAACGCTGAAGTGGTACGGGGGCGCAATCGTTGACAAGATGCGCGACTCCGCCGCAGTAGCGATCGACCGGACCATGGCAGAGTGTGTCGGTCACGCCAAGGACGATCATCCGTCCTTCCCGCCGGCCTCACAGCCGAACACCCGTTTTCACTCTCGTACAGGCTTTGAGGTCGGGTCGATCCAGGTCCTTGACGGTGCTTCTATGCGCGACGGGACTACCGTTGGTGGTTCGTGGGGGTCTGACTCTAACTATTCGCTATTCCTTGAGATTGGGACGAGCGTCGATGGGCCAACGGCTCAGCAGCGGGCCATTGCGGCGGGGGGCGACATGTCGATGATCGCTCCCGCAGTCGGTCCGCTCATGGCACCACGGCCGACCTTGCGCCCGGCAACCGACATTGAGTACCCGCTGCTAGCCCCGCGAATCGGCCAAGGGTTTCGGGGCGAGACGCTGGTCTAAATGGATGATTCCCTCGCACACCTATTGATGGAAGGAGAACAACATGGCGCTAGAGATTGAATGGCTCTGCGGTAATCTCGCCGATTGCGTAGATGCAGCTGGTCGGGTGCGAGGCACCTATGGGTTCGGTATTACGGCAGCCGGTCGTCCATTCTGGGACCCGGAGGACGATGCAGTCTTCCCGGATAAACCAGCATCCCTACATCTAGATATGACCACTGGCAAACTGCTACTGGTGGGTAGAACATGAGCGGTCAACGTGTGAATTTGGCCGTGGAAGGAGAAGGAGGCGGCGGCGCGATTTCCTCTGTTTTTGGGCGCACGGGTGTCGTCGTCGCGAAACCGGGTGACTACACGGCCGCCCAGGTAGGCGCCGACGCTAGCGGTGCGGCAGCGACCGCCCAAGCGAATGCTGAAGCCGCAGTCAATCTCGCCAAGCTCGCAGCAATCCAACCTTTCCCAGTTGATATACCCGATAACCACGGTGCCCATCATGACGGAAAACTCATTACCGATGCTGAAATCACTGAAGCGACGAAGATCCTCAAATCTGCTAGCACCACGTTTACGGCAGGTGACGTTGGCAAGTACGTAGCGATATGTAGCGCCGGGGCTCAGGCCAAGGTTGAAAATAAAGTGCCAGCGAGCAAAATTCAGAACAATACGTTGTGCTCGCGTATAGCTGCATTTATTGGTGCGAAAGAAGTCGAACTAGAAGTGAATGCTTCACATACAGTCACCGGCGCGCTTGCACTGTACGCGACGGACGATACGGTCGCCATTCAGGCCGCGATCAACAATGCGGTGGGACTCGCGCAAAGCACTGGGATTGGCTATTGCGAGGTGTGGTTCTCTCACGCCATTTATGGAGTGGCAGGAGAACTCAAGACGGGTGGCATCACAGAAGGTAATGCACAGATCACGCTCCCAGTCATATCTAGCACGAGCGCCGGTACGGTTGCTCAAGGGCAAAAGATCACGATTATGCTGAAGGGGAGTAGCGAATCTGCATCGCTACCTCAGTGGTATCAGAAGGTTCCGCAGCAGGCGGGCGCGATGCTGTTCAGTTTCGGGCCAAGGGAAGCTGCAAGTGTAAAACTAGCATCCGTCCACGCACAGCCGGAATTCAGTGCTGCGAACGGATGCCCATCCACTATCGGGGGACCTACTTTCGAGAAAGGCTTCACGGGACTGAACTTCAGCAACATGAATTTGGTCGTAAACGGGATCACCCTGAGCGCACCGTCCAACGGGACTATGACGGGCATAGACGCTGAAGGCATCAGCGAGTATGTGGAGTTGAGCTTGGGCAGCTATGCGTTGGGCATACCCAGTCTGGTAGGCGAAGCGTACAGCGAAGGAGTAAACGAATTTGTTCTACCGTGGGCCGGGTTTGAAGGCGAATTCAGCGCGCATAAAAAGCCAGCAGCCGCAGTAGCCGAGCCCGGACAGGGCAACAACGACAACACGATGGTAATCCAACACAGTGTTGAGGGACATACATGCGGTCATCGCGTCGGCGAACACTCTATACACCTGAACATCCACACCATCTATTGCCTCATGGGAGCCGTCCCAACGTCGGGACATTTTCTACACAACGCCATGTTCGAGTACTGGTCGGTCGAGGCATGCACATTCGGGATATACTCCCCAGGCGGCGGCGAAGCATACTTTATTATCAAGGACTACGATTCAGAGAACCAGAGTGGTCGCTGGGGCAAGTCCTTCGACATCTACGACCCGGAAAACAAGCTTTCCGGCGAAGTAAACATGTTCATCGTGGCCCCCCCGCCGAAGGTAGCCGGAGCGGCACGCATGAAGATCACCTGCAACGCGGGCTCCGGGTTCAACAACTATTACAACAAGGGCAGCGTCAAAAAGCAAGGCATAGCCTTGCCAGCGGTGCCCGCTACGAAGGTGTTTGCCCAAAACACGTTCTGGCGGGATGCATGGGTGCCGATCAAGGCAGCATCTGGTTCTCCCGTGAAGGTTACGGTGGACTTGCTGAGCGAATTCAAGGGCAGCCCTGTCGAAGGGACCAAAGAAGTAAAAGCGGTCGCGCTTCCCTCGCCCAATACGGTGACGTTCAATAACTTGGGAGCGCTTGTAGCTGGAGCGATCCTGAAGGGGGCCGGTGTCGAAGGACTAGAAGTCGAATCTTACAACAGTGGGACGAAAGTCCTGACACTGAAAACTAATTGCACTGCTACCGGGGCCAATATTGCCCTGGCGGCGATTGGTCCGACGACCATTGAAGTGCCGGAAAACACTACTGAATGGGTGCCGATTCCCGCAGGGTCCTGGTATGCACTCCAGTATGCGGGCACGGCGCCTACGATCAGCGATTGGATACTCGCGTAACCACCGCCGTTTGCGTGAAAGGTAAATCGTGAGTGCTGCTGACCCAACGCTAGCGATCGCCGCCTACCTAAAGGCACAAACCGTGATCAACGAAGCTACCGAAGGTCGTGTATTCCGCCCGGACCTACCCGAAAGCGAAGATGCTCACATGCCACGCGGCTGCCTGCTCGTACGCCCGGCTGGTGGTGGCCAGTTCTTTGGCCGTGACTACCTGCCGGTCATTGACAGCCGCCTGGACATTGTGTGCTACGGCTCGACACGGTTGGAGGCGGAGAACATTGGTCGCGAGGTGGCCCTCGCACTCAAGAAACTACATCACAGCACATGGGAACACATCATTTTGTACTGGTGTCGGATCTCCGGTGGACCCCAATCCGCGATCGATCCCAACACAAACTGGAGTCTCTGCCTCGTCACAGGCCAAGTGATGCACGGCAGCGAGACCACTAGCTGAAGGAGGCTCACATGATTCTGCTCGAATGGTTCCCGCAACAGCCACACCACCTACTTGAGGCTGACGGTCGCACACTTACGGCAGGTGACACTTTCGAGGTATCCGAGGAGGATGCCCAGGTACTACTGGGCAACCCGGACATCAGGGCGTCCCGGCGCGCACTTGAAGCGCCGGTAGCTTCGGAAGAAGCGTTGGGCAAACAGGAGCCATCACAGACGCACAGCCCCGGTCGGGCAGAGCGCACAACTACTACCGATCGGAGACCATAAAATGGCCGTAGGACAGCTCGCAGAAGTAATCGCTGCACCATATACCGCATGGGTAGCGGCTCCCGGAACCGCGTTCCCAACTCTCGCGGCCGAAGAAGGATCGTTCGCGTCCGGCTGGACGAAGCTCGGCACGAGCGGGACAAAGAACTATTCCGAAGCCGGCGTAACCATAACTCACACTCAAACCCAAGGGCAGTTCGTGTCAGCTGGTGGTATCACGCCGCGCAAGAAGTGGCGCACGGACGAGGGTATGCAGGTCGCCTTCGACCTGGTGGACCTCTCACCGAAGCAGTACGCCCTCATCATGGACAGCGCGACCGTGACTACGGTCACTGGTGCCGCAGGCGAACAGAGCTTCCAGCTCAAGCGCGGCATCAAGGTCCACGTTTACGCGTTGTTGTTGCGTGGAGTCTCGACCCTCAACGAAGAAAAGAACGGGCAGTACGAGATCAGCACGTGCGTACAGATGGCCAACCCGGCGCCAAAGTTCGCTCTGAAGGGTGGTCCCGCGATGCTCTCTACACAGTGGGACGTTTTGGAATTGGAAGAAGAAAAGTGGGCTGTCTTTAGGCAGGCTAGCTGAGCTATGGACACGGCCAAAGCGACAGCACAGGCCACGCAGTTGCGGGAGTCTGCGCGAGAGCACAAGCGTCTCTCTAATTCACATCGTCGGCAGGCGAGAGAAGACATGAAGCGACTCGCGGATTTCAGGGCAATGTGTCATGAGCATGGCATTGAGGTGATTATTGAAGATGGAGGCGAAGCCCCGTCTGAGGACGAAGCGTCGCTCGCAGAAGAGCAAGCAACTATTCAGGGCGAAGAACAGGCCCGTTGCTTGCGTGAATAAATGCCTGTTGGCATTGTAATTCCTACGATAAGGAGTCAAAGGTGCCTGCACCAAAGACTAAAGGAACATCAGAGTTGAATGACAAGCAGGTCGAGGACGCCCAAGACATGGAGCCCGTCCTAGATCTCTCGACGCTTGCACCCGTAAGATCGCGTATAAACATTCGGACCAAGGAGCATCCTGACGGCAAGCTCTATGAGTTGCGGTCGATGGATGACTTCGGCATCGAAGAACAGCAACAGTTGACACGCCACGGTGCGGAGTTTGATCAGCTTTGGAATACGGACAAACTGAATAGCGCACAACGGAAACGTCTGAAAATGCTGTTGGATGGAATGTTTGAGCGCGTCCTAGACGCTCCACCGGAGGTCATGGCCGCATTGACCGATGGGCAGCGCTCACAGGTGGTGTTGAGTTTTACTTTGGCGCCACTGGCCCAGGCAGCGGCGCGACAGGAAACACAGGAGAAGGCGCGAGAGTTGGACTCGACTATGGCGAGCTAGCTCCGCGCCTTTCGCATTTCTACGGGCCCGCACCGGGCGTACACGATGGTGACTGGTTGAAAGCAAAGCCACACATCCTTGGGATGTACGCGACGATGCTCCCTCGGATCGAAGCCGAGGAGACGTTGAACCTCGTTAGCGCTCTCGTAGCTGCTGGTGGGCGCATGCTGGAGGACAATGATCGGGCTCGGTATATCAACCAGCTTGAGCGGCGTACGGTCGGCCAACGCAGACCAAAGCGTGCTACTGCACACGAAATGACTCAGATGGGTATTCAGGTCGTAGAAGAAGGCTAGGCGGCTGCGGTTGTCGGCCAACCGCCTGGGCTAAAGCTGAATACCCCCTTCCCTTCTGGGGTGAGAGTGTCCACGCAATACAGTTCTCCGTGTTCCGAGATGATATCGCGGTGTTCGCGTTGATAGGTTCATCGTAAACGCGCCGCCGTTCGATGGCCGTCATTGCGGACTGTGCGATTATTCCAGATGGTCCAGACACGGCATAAAAAAATGGGACTTTCGCTGCGGCGACGTTTTCACCTGCCACGAGTTCTTCTGGTTCGTTTACTTCGACCCTGAATCCCACCTGTGGAGATATCCCCTCTTTAACGTCTTCGATGCCGAAGTCAAGTTGTCGGCCGCTTTGCCTGCTTTCGCCCCAAAGTGCTGCCCGGCAAGATGCAAACGGTTCGAGAGACACGGACATAGACCCGGATGGGTCGGAGAATGTCACCGTGACGGGCGCGATCCGACCGTGTGAGCACCAGACGCGATGGGAAATCCCGACGGTGAGGGAGGAAGGGGAGGGGCTGGTCTTTGTTCTAACCGTCACCCCCCCCCGGTGGTGATCACAGGTGGTTCGTGGCCCGAGTCCCATGGTCCACCAAACGGCTGGGGCTGATAGACGCATTGCACCTTCAGGGGATGAGCCCTCTCTACGTCAGCTATGTAGTGCGCTCGACAGTGTTCGTGCCTGGGTTGTTTGAGCACGTACTGGTTTGGCTTGGCCGCCGTCGTAGCCGGAAACGCGAGTGCCAGTAGTACGAACGCGGCGACGACCTTAAGCATTGATGGATCTCCGTTCCAATGGCCGATATTTGACGGTTGAGAGTATCACGGATCGAGAAAGGAGGTGGTTCAAATCGGTGAGATCCTTGGTAGCGCGACGCTCGATTTGAATGCCGATCTTGGACCTCTCGACCGCGATCTAGCGACCGCTGAGCGTCGTGTTGCGTTGAGTGTCGCGACGATGCAGACCCTGTTGGATCGCAGTGGCGTCCAGATGGGTCAGCGGTTCGGTGCCATCGGCACGGAATATGACCGGCACCTAACACCCCCGCTCGCAAGGTTTGGGACGGCGACGGCCACGATGGCTCAACAGGTGGATGGGTCGCTTGGTCAAATGCGGATTGAGACCGCTGCGACAGCCCGCGAGCTTGAGCGCACGGCCGCTATCGCACAAGCTGTGGCGGCAGTTGAGAGTGCGGCAGCTGAGAAGGCTTCGCGTGCGTATGCGGGGCAGGCCGCTGCGGCGAAGCTGAGCGCTAGCGAGCAAGAGACAGCAGCATTGAAGATCCGAGCCGCACAGCTCGCCCAGGCGCACTACGGCAGTTTCTACACGAGCGGCCGTCCGAGCACTCAACGTGTCCTTGAGCGCACGGTCATCGAACACGAGACTGGTGGTTCGCCCATCATGGGCGTTCGGGGCCCCGGTGGCGGTTCGATAGCCAACCCCGTTGTCGTCGTTATGGAGGCCGGGAGCCGCACGGGGTTGGGGAGCATGGCTGCGGCTGTGGGACAGTCGGCGGCTTCTGGCGATGCGCGCAGTACGACCGTGGCATCAGGTGGGACAGATGGCGGCGGTACGGCCATCGTCAGTTCGGGCGGTGCTGGAGGAGGGGGAGGCGGCACAACGGTCGTGCCTGTACCAGCTGGCGGCGGCAGTGGTGGCGGAGACGGGCGTGGGATACTAAGCAAGCTGCTGTGGGGTGGTGGTAGCGCCATCCCGTTCCTTGGCGCTGCTGCGGGCATGGGCAGCATCGGATCGTTCGCTGGTCTCGGACCCGAGCACGTGCTCATGACGATCCTCGGTCTGGCTGGGTCTGCGACTGGAGGTCTTGCAGGAGGAGGACTACTCGCTGCTGGGGCTGCTGGACAGCTAGCGGTAGGTGGTGGTTCGGATTTCGCGGTAGTGAAGTCCACTATCGCCGATACGCAGCAGCTTGGACAGGCGTATCAGAAGGTGCAGGAAGCCGTTGGAAAGTACGGCGCTGAATCCAAGCAAGCAGCGATGGCCCAGCATGAATTGAACATGCTAATGCTCGAATTGGGCAATACGGCTGGGGTCAAGGCTGAGGTTGGGCTCGCTAAGCAGGGCGAAGCGCTAAATACTTTCTGGGACAAGGCGACATCTGGTGCTCGCGTTCAGGCGGTCAACATTCTCTCGCAAGTCCTGAAACTCGGCACTGATTATGTTCCAAGGGTCGCACAAGCTGCGGAAATGAACCTGGCGATCATCAACAAGGGACTCAAGCCCATGTTCTCCTGGCTTGAGGGTCCGGAAGGCATCGGCATTTTCAACGATCTGGAGCGCCGCTTCGAGCAGAATCTTCCGACAGCAATGCACGGGTTCTCTCAAGACCTTGAGCTTATCCTGAAGACAATTGACACAGCTTCGCAATACACGGGAGGTTTCACGGCGACGCTGGATCGTTTCTTTACTAAGTGGAACTCTCCCGCGTTCTTCGCGAAGTGGCACGATGAGATCGGACGACTGGTGGCCGACTTCCACCTGTGGCAGACCTTTCTAAAGGTACTCGGCGAAGATATCTTTGGCTTCTTTCATGCCGATGTCGAAACAGGTCGGGGCATCGTAGAAACGATCACCCAAATGCTGGAAAAGCTGCGTGAATGGGAGAGGTCGACGGTTGGGCAAGAACGACTGCACACTGTCTTTCAGGTGCATAAGGAAGAGGTATTGGCCCTACTGGGGCTCCTCCCACCCTTGCTCCATATCTTCAGCTCAATATATCTGACGATCTCACCCCCTTTGGTCCAAGCATTCACGGGAATCGCTGAATCGATCACATGGGTGCTCAATGGTCTTCTCAAGCTAGGCCCGGCAATGCGCGATCTGCTAGGCGTCTCCTTGGTCTTGGCCAAGCTGGGCATCCTCGTACCTACCGTTCAGGCGTTGGGTACTGCCCTTGGTGTCACGGGAGCGGCTGGGGCAGAGGCTGCCGCTGGTGCGACTGCCGCAGGGGCGGCAAACGCAAGCCTGGTAGCACCCACGATTGCCGCGACGGATGCACTGGTTGCTGAGGATGTGGCGTTTGCGGGAGGAGCCGGAGCTGGCGCTCTAGGTTCGGCGGGGTTGGCCAGTAAGGCAGCAACGGCAGACCGGGTGCTAGGGCAGTCACCCCTTCCTTCACAGATGTTTGCTGGTGCGAACGCTGCTCAAGGATTGGGGTCTAGACTAATTCGTGGGGCCGTATATGGTGGTGGGGCAGCGCTTGTTACCAATTCCGTTCTTAACGTCGCCGGGGTCAAAGGACCGGGCAATACGATCTTGTCAATGGCGGCGGCCGGCGCGGGCCTAGGTCTTGAGTTCGGGGGTCCGTGGGGTGCGGCGGCCGGTGGCCTTGCGGCTGCTGGTATTGGTGCGGCTATCACGCTGTTTAATCATAAAGCCACCGACTATGGCAAGAAGTTCGCCGACGGTTTTGTCGCTCCATTGGCTCCCATGCTCACACAGCGCACCGCCCAACAGCTAGAAACGACACTTCATAAGCAGGCCAACGCCGTCGAACAAGCTAAGAGGCCGCAGAGCGGGAAGCAGTCCCTCGAAGAAGTACTCGATCCCTTCGGGCTCGAATCCCATCACGGGAAGGCGGATCTCAACAAGGTATTTTTGGCTGAACTGCGTCAGGGCCTTGGTGCTGCTGAAGCCATGAAGTCAGCCTTTTCCGGCGTAGTCCAAAAGACTGTTCACCAATTCGTTACGGACACTGCCCAGGGCTTGAGACAACTACCGCCAGAGGCTCAAAAGGCGGCTGCGGAAGCAATGGTTAAGTATGCGGGGTCCTTGGAATCCGAAGGGAAGCTACCCAAGCATGCCGTGGGCAAGGTTATTACGGGCCTGGAGCAGCAGTTCCCTGAACTAGTGGCTTACTTCAGGGAACATTCATTGGTGGCGTCGGCCCAGGTTGCAGCGGCTATGAAGATGCACCAAGCAGAAACGAACCTGGCCTCATCACTGAATAATCTGCGCGCGGAATGGGGACTATTTAACCTCGACCCGGTGGTTAACGGGAAGAACTGGGTTCACAACACTAGCTTGGCGATGCAAGATTTGAGGGCGATCATCGCGACCTCCACCGGCACCGCGAAGCAGGACGCCATAAACCATCTGGAAGAGTTGGAACGCAAGAACCATGAAGTGTTCGGCAACATGGCGGCGAGCACTAAGACGAACATGGCGAAGTGGGGCCAGTTCGTAAGGGGTGGCCTTGAAGGCGCCGCTCCAGCCGCGCAGCAGGAACTCGGCAAGTTCGTTGCGCGAGTCGAAGAAGCTGAGCATCAAGGAGCGATCAGTGCGCAATTCGGCGCAAAGCTAATCGCGGAAGCAACGAACGCTGAGCTGAAGGCACTCGGCGCGAAAGAGATCCCGATCCCTTCGCTCGTACAGGGCAAGCCAAAGTCAGGTACCGTGGGCGCCCAGGGAGCAGCGTTTGGTCCCGGCTTCGCTGGTGGTGGCCTAATGCAGATCGGGAATCATGGCGAAGCGGGCTATGACACGGTTCCGATGAACATTGGTGGCCAGAATGTTGTCGTCGCGCCGGGTGAGCAGGTCGCTGTTTTCAACCGGCACCAGCTACCGATCGTGAATGCTGCACTAGGTCCTATAGGCGGTCTCGAGGGATTGTTCTCCCACGTGGACACGCCTCACTATATGGCGCAAGGTGGTCTCGTCGGAAAGATGGTCGCCGAGGCTAACAAGATCAATTCCTTGCACTACCCGTATGTATGGGGTGGCGGTCACGGTAACTTTGACGGGCCGTACGACTGTTCTGGCGCGGTCAGTGCTGTACTGCATGCAGCAGGATTGATCGCGCAGCCCGAGGTCTCCGGTGAACTCGCGAGCTTTGGTGCGCCTGGCCCCGGTGAGGTTACGATCTATGCCAACCCTATCCACACGTTTATGAGTATCATGGGTCGCTTCTTTGGCACACATGGGTCGGAAGGCGCGGGCTGGTACGCGGGTAGCTCACTGCCAGGTTATGCAGTACGTCATGTGCCGGTCAACGCTGGTGAAGGATTGGGTGCTATCAGGACACCACAGGTGAAGGGGCCTGGGGCGATAGCGGCTCTCGCACGTGCCGGACTCGGGAAGGCTGCTGCTGCGGCTAACCGGTATCTGGAAACGCACGCTTTCGGTGCTAGCGCACTTGGGCGCTCGGAAGCAAATATGGGCCACATGGTGCCGGGCATCATGTCGATCGAGCAACGGGCTGCTGGTATCGCTGGCTTGGCGTGGAACCCTGGGATCGTTGCTGCGTTGCTGTCTCACGAGTCCTCTGGTGGTATCAACGAGCCGCCTACGGGCCCGTTGAGCGCGACGGGTCCCAACCAGGTGATCCCGTCAACGTTCGCTTCTTATGCACTGGCTGGCCATAAGCAGATCTCTAATCCTTTGGATAACGCGATCGCTTCTATGCGCTATATCAAGGCTCGTTACGGGTCGCTCTCGAAGATGGCTAGCACCACGGGCTTGCTGGACGGTCATTATGTCGGTTATGCCCGAGGCGGATTGTTCTCCGGTGGCGGCCATGTTGCGCACACCGCCACATCGAAAACGCCTAAGACGGGCAAGCCGAAGGGTGCTCGGCACGTCAAGAAGCCAGCGAAACCGAAAGCAATGTCGTTGAAGCACCTGACCTCGACGCTCGGCGCCATCCCCGGCATGACTCATATTGGTGCTGAACTCGGCCCCCAAGAAGGCACTTACAACCTGTTGGGTGACGAGGAGACACTGCTAGGCAGCATGACATCGAACCCAGCATCGATCCTAGCGGCCGACATGCCATATCTGACCCCGACGCTCGTCGCTGGCGAGAGCATTGGTCCTGGAATGCTCGTGCCCCACGCTGAACGCGAACTCCAGCGCGCACTACAGGCCCACGGGGAATCGCCCGGGCTGACTTTGCAAGGGTCTCTGTTGCAATGGATCGGCGGTCTCGACGATCACCGTTTGCTCTCCGGACCCGATATCGGAGTATTGAAAAAGGATTTCGCTGGCACTGCGGGTCATACGAAGATTCAGGGGGTGCCGTTCAATGCTGGTTATCCGGTGTTCAGGGCTCAGCAGTCCGTCCTCGAAGCCCAGAAGCGCGCCCAGGAAGCACTCGTGCATATTCAGCGCTTGGAGAAGACCCGTGCTGTCCATTTCATCCAGCAACGCCAGTTGCGCCGTAAGTGCCTTGAAGCCCTGCTAAAGGCTGTCTATCAGCGTTACCGAAGCATTCAGAGGCGCCTAGCGCTATCGAGGACAGCTGGATTGCATCGGAGGCTGAACCAGGCAGAGGCACGTCACGCCCAGCAAGAAGCTCACCAGCGGGAAATTAGAGACGCGCAGGCTCACCGTGCGGCTTTGCGCGATGCGATCTCCTCCGAGAAGGAACTGAACCCGTGGGAACAGAACCACGCTCTACTAAGCGCGTGGCAAGCCGAAGAGCGTCATCTCGGGACCGTCATCTCTTGGTCCCCGCCGAGCACGGCCGCGATCTCCAGCGCCCAGGAAGCACTCGAGCGCAACACGCTCCAAAACGAGCTCAAACCGCTCGGCGAACAGTTGCACCTACTCGGCGGATCGTCAACCAGTATCGGCAGTGGTGGCGAATTCGGGGTGGAGACGAAGCAGATCTCGGGGCTCAAGGTTGGGGCTACCGAACTCGATAGCAAGATCCGTGAATCCGTGCAGAGCACGATCCCGCAACTAGAATTGAGCATTGCCGGTATCCGCGAATCGCTCGCCGAAGAGGCGGAATCGGTGGCGCCCGCAATAATCCCCAGTGCTGTTGGCGAAAAGCCTGGCGAATCCGAACTCTCCTCTCTGCTGAAAACGCAGAACGAACAGCTTTCGCAGCAGCTCGCGGTCTCTCAAGCGCAATACAAAGTGCTATCGCAACTGCCTCCGTTCGCTGGCAAGTTCCATGACGGTGGTGTAGTCCCAGGGCCCATCGGTGCGGAGATGATGGCACTCGTACAAGGGGGGGAGGTCATCTCCCAGCCGGGCAGCGGGAGCTATGAGGCGCATGTGCATGTCGCTGATGGTATGGGGTGGCTGAAGGACCTGATCCGCGTTGAGGTCAAGCAAGGCACGCGCACCATGGCGCGTGCGGCCGGACGACCGTTGCCGAGCCGAGGAGGAGGACTATTCTCATGAGTAGTTTTGCCCTGGCGATCGATCCGCCGACAGTCATCAGCGGCCGAACAGAATTGAAGCTCAACAGCGGCGCTATCCAAACCACAAACGCTGGCGTGGACTTCGGTGAAGCCGCCGTTGCTCAATACATGTCCGAACAGCGTTATGGTCAGACCCCGGTGTCATACCGGGTTCCCAACAGGACTATCACGATCCCTCTTGTTGTCGGTGCCAAGGCTAATGGCACTGTGGCGGAAGAGGAGGACGCGCGTCGAGAACTCAACGAAAAGGTCGCGCTCTTGCAACGCCAGGGCGGCGTACTATTGCGTCAGCGCGAAGGCGCAGAACCCTTGTATGCAGACATCGTGGACGCAATACTGACATTGCCTGATGTTTACGGAGAGACTGGGGGCGTGGAGCCTAACGTCTCCCTGAAGCTTGAATGTCTACCCGACTTTTATGGTGAAGAGATCACCCTCGACACTGTCGAACAGACCGGTCAAATCGTGCAAGTACTACAGCAGGCCGCCAAACAGGCTGTTATTGCGGGCGACTATCCGGCACGTACTCGGATTGTCCTGACGGAGAAGGCGAAACACGACCAGCTTGGGATGTTGTGGGGATTCCGCTCAAGTCACTACGACTCTGCGTCTACGGCTGCACTGTTCTTCGACGCAAAGAATCTCACACCGATTAATGGGGCGGAAACTGAATTGATCGCGGAAGGAGAAGAAGGCACTTACAGTGGTCATTGGCTGGTACTGGAAAAACCGGAACCGGAACTTTGGCACCCATTCATGACTACCGATATCCTCACCGGCACTAAACCATTGACGCACATCGGCTCCTTCCGGATGTGGGGGCGTGTATGGGCTGCGGAAGTTGGAATGAAGCTCAGGCTTGCGTGGTCGCTTGACGATGCAATCGTACCAACGTACAACGCGGCGGTCACGCTGGATACGAGAGAAAAATTTCAGTTCGTGGATCTGGGCGAAGTCAGAATCCCCCAGCCGCCTGTCGGTGAACATTGGTGGCGCGGGCTGTTGCAGGTGAACACTGGGTCGGTCTCACACTTAGTGGCTGTAGACCGCCTCTGGTTGCAGCCTGTGGATGATGGAGCGGGAAGGCTGCGGGCAATCTCAACTCCTTCTTCCACGTTGCTTGGGCCATCGAGGCTACCGAGTGAACCGGCTAATGTCGGAGAAGGCACCTCTTGGAATACTCCGGCGGGAGTAATCGAAATCGGCGGTAGAAGCGTGGTAGGCAACCCATTTGGTTCCAGTTTTACCAAAACTAAGGTTCTGCGACTATTGAAATCCAGCTTCGGTATTCCGGAAGCGGCGACGATCACGGGCGTCGAAGTATTGTCCCCACGTATAATAACCTATCGAGCCAGCCTTACTGCACAACTATATAAGGCATCGACGCTTGTAGGCAGTACGCATACTATAGAAGGCAAAGAAGTCAAAGAAGTCAAAGTAGGCAGTTCATCGGACCTATGGGGCACCACTTGGACGCCAGCGCAGATTAACTCGGCTGGTTTCGGTGTGGGCTTCGTCGCCAGTGGACCCGGCAGTGTCTGTCTGGTGGAAATCTTTGGACTAGTAACAGTCAGAGTCTATTATTCATATAGCTCGGGCGCCCTCACTGAGGATGCCGTCCTATACTCTGAACGCCAAAGCGAGGTGCGCTTCGACGGAGCCTACCGTGAGGACACGGCGACCGGAGCGTACGTAGGGGTATCCCAGGTAACGGGAGACCTGCCGCGTATGCCGCCATCGGGTCTGGAGGGTCGTGCAGTCGAGCTGTTCGTAAAGAACACGCGCGGCGATCTCACTCCCGAAAAGGCGGATGCTGGAATCGACAAACTCAGCGCACAGGTCAAGTACCGGCCCTGCTATCTCGGCCGCATATAATTAAGAGAAAGGGTTTAGGATGGGATCACCAAGGACGCCTGGTACGGGCGAGACTATCGCTTCCGACGTACAGCCTTCTGGTTATCATAAAGAAGGTGAGAAAGCCCAGGGTGTCGGAGGAATGGTCTGGGATGGCACAGGATGGATTCCCGCTGCCCAGGCTGTAGGTGCGAATAGTCCCCAGTCACACCTGGGAATGGCCGCCGTCGTCCCGCAATTGATGAACACCGAAGGCAAGCTCGTTCCCATGGAGAATGCCCAAACGCTGCCAGATAACTCCACTGGTCAAAATATACCTGAGACTGCGATCGGTCTTTGTAATGAAGAAGGGAATTTTGATCAGCAACGCAATAATCAGGGTCCTGTACAAATCTTCAATCCCGAAGCGAGAACCAAAGCTATACTATCGGCTCCGCTGGTAAATTATAATGCTCGCGGCATACAGATTGACCTAGGGATCACGGCGGCAGGCAGTGGCCATTTGATTCTTTCTGTACTGGGGATACATGGTAACACCGCCATGCCATCCATCTCTCCGATCACGGGCATACTTAATCACATATTCACCATCTATCCCGGTATCGCTCAAATCCCCGAACCCGTAGGAGGAGTAGTGGCGGGCACTTCATGGGCGACCATAAGCGGGGTTATCGGTAGGCAGTTCTATATTGAGGTTGTTCCTTCGGAAGAAGTCTCTTGGACATACTCATTGGCCTATCAGCTAATTCTCTAGGGGCCCGCAATGACGCTCCTACTGCTGCTAGACGAACCGCCTGATCCTGCGCCAACAGGGGCATCCTATATCGAGGGTATCCGCGAGCGTCCACCGCTTCGACTCAATATAGACGTGGAGTCTCCCGACGGCAGACATTCTCGTTGGGCGTGGGATGACCCGAACCCAGCGAATGTACCGATGAGCTTGTCTTTCAGTTCAACGATGCCCGGCGGCTTTGAGCGCATGACGTGTTCGCTGGAGCGTGACCCGCGATTGAACTATCCCGATCTCGCGGAGCTCTCCACCATCACGGTCCAGGGTGCAGGTGGGGATATTGCTTGGCAGGGACGATTGGAGAAGACCCCGGACACGGGTGGCTTCCAGGCACAAGTCTCGCCTGAAGCGGTCGGTTGGCAAGCACATCTCGAAGACGATAATTCGGCACGAGAAATTTATGTCGACCGGGAACTGTCGCGCTGGGAAGACATGAGTCTCACGCGGAAGATCGAAATGACCGAAGCGAGAGCACTATTCTCACCATCCACGGTAGGCGGCACGGGGGCCGTGGAGACTGGCCTAACGGGCTCATGGACGACGGCCAGCGCACTATGCGATGCCTGGTATGACGCGCGTGGGATTAGCATCGGCGAAGTTTATGCCTGGTGGGAACGCATGGGTAACGCCATCGATCCCAAAAGCGAAGCGTGGGAATTGTGGGACTGGGAGGTATCGCTCTCATCCGTTGACCATACGAACGGTAGTATCCGCAGCGGAAATTTGCGTGCGGCAGGTCCGAGCTCCGTATCCGTTTCTGGATCGGCCGGTATGACGCACGCGATCCTCAGCCTCTTTTACGGTAACACTGGCGGTGAAGAAGGCTTGCTGTACGCGATCAACTGGCCAGTGGTCGCCGTATATGGCATGCATGGACTACAGCTCGTTGGTGTTAACAGCAATACAGAAGCGAAGGGCGTCCTAGCGTCCGATGTTCTCGCTCATGCGCTCAGTCGTTGGGCACCAAAGCTTGCGTTCACGACCGGCCCGGAAGGCTCTATCAAGCCCTCATCGTTCGTGATCCCACAACTCGCGTTTCTTGAACCGACCACGGTCGCTGAAATCCTTAAGCAATCCATCCGTTTTGAGCTTCAGGACTGGGCTGTGTGGGAGGGTCCGAGGTTCTATATGAATCCGCGTGGGGAAGGCGGCAAAGAATGGCGAGCGCGCGTCGGTCCGGCTCAGCTACAGGAGGCTGGACCGCAGGTTGCGCGATTGTGGAACGGGGTCGTGGTCACTTACACCGATACAACTGGCGTGACGCGCACTGCGGGTCCCCTCAATTCGGGAATGAACACGACATCCTCGCTACTCGAAGACACTAACCCTGAAAACCCGTTGAACGAAGCAGGGATCAAACGGTGGGCGGCACTCACGATGGGCACTAGCACCGCAGCCGGTGCCGAACAGGTGGGTGCCATCTTCCTACGTGAATCGAAAGCGCTCGAAACATCGGGTCAAGCTACCCTCGTGGGTCATGTCGAAGATGAAGCTGGGGTGCTATGTCCCGCATGGAAAGTCAAGGCCGGGGATACAGTCTCGTTCGTTGATGCCTCCGACTCGTCGCCGCGCAGAATCGTCAACGCCTCCTACGACGATCCGACTAAGACCACTACGGTCCAGCTAGACCAGCCGCCCGACAGTCTTCAAGCACTGCTGGAACGCTTGTCGGTCGTGCTGGCGCCCCTGGGTCTCTAGGGTCAGGATTGCCGCTTCCTGCCGTAGATCACGACCCCATCGACAGCTGCGCCGATGCCCCATAGCGCTGTCATTAGCAGCGCATAGGCACCAATCGCCACCATCACGAAAATCCAGATCAACAATGGCAATAGGAAGGACACGAAGCCCAATACGAGGAACGCGAGACATCCGGTCCCAGTGCGCTCGCCAACCGAGCGCCCCTGGTTACGTTTGCTCCACCAGTCCGCGAACGAACCCATCTTTTTCCAGCCGCCGAGAGCTTGGTCACGGACTGCTTCGGTGAACTCGCTCATTACCGTATTTCCGGAATGAAACTGATCGGTGCCTTCGCTTCGGCGACGGAATAGCCGGCCGCGTTATAGCCGGACATCGCGCTATAGTCGCTGCCTTCGAGCGACGCAATGCTCAGGTGCCCTTGCTGGACCTCGTCCCAAATGCAGCCCGTGTTGTTGCAGCGACCACCTTGGGTCGTCGTGGGCAGCTTCTCAATTCCACTGAGCAGTCCGACTTCAGCGATGCGTTCCCCGTGTTCTTCGCAAACGCTTTCTTCGCACCATTCTGCCTTGGTGGTCGTGGCCCATACAGTGAACTCTGTATTACTGCCGCCGTTGCCGCAGCCATAGGAGTTCGCGGTCCAGCTACATGACGGCGCATTGATGGTGAGCCAGGGTACTCCGAGCGATGCCCCGGCTTCGTCGTTCAGCGTTCCGTGAACTTCGATATAGCCGAGTACCCAACGCTTGCAGCCGATAGTTGAGCCGCCACTACCACCGTGTGCCCATTCTTCCCAAGAGCAGCCCGATTCCCCTTCTTCGCGTGTTGAATGCGCCAACGGCACATAAGCGACGTTCAGCGTGATGTTCCCTTTGAGTGTTTCGATGTTCTCCACGCTCGTTTCGGTCGCGCTTGTCGCCCCCGAGCTGTAGATCGTCGTGACCGTGTGTTCGCCGAGCTTTGAGTATGCGACGGGGCATTCTCCGCCCGTAGCGGAGCCGCCGACATTGATGGAGCAGGCTAGAAGCCCATCGTTGTAAAGGCTCAAGACGCCTTCTGGGAGGGGTGTAGATTCCGTTATCGCAGCAGTAGCGAGTGCAGCGGTTTCGACCGTGGCGCTCGCGCTGTAGGCGTAAGTGACCTTGAATGGGTCGGACGGGTCGCGCGTGAAGGATGGGTCCAAGTGGGCTTTCAGGTGGAGCGCGCGGGCGGGCGGAAGGGCTGCCAGCGGGGGCGTAGGCGCCACCTTGACGGACGGCTTCGGCGCCGCGTAGACGCACACGGTCTCCTTGACCTTCACGAGCCTGCCGTGCTCACGCTTCTTGACATGCTCGACCTTCCGCACGTAATGGGCCTTGCAGTGCTCTCGCTTTGGATGCTTGAGAACGTACTGCTTGGCTTGGGCGATCCCGCTCGAAGCTAGCGAGAGGGCTATTGCGATGAGGGCGATACGCTTGAGCATGTCAGAGCCTCCTTGGGGTTCTGGCCAGCCCCCGGCGATCCCTAGTCGCGCGGGGGCACCTTTCTGAATGTGCGAATAGTAGCATACTGTCAGCGATGCTTGGCCTTCTGGATATCGCTCGTTAGTTCTGCGATGAGTTGATTCAGGCGAGCGTGGGTGGGGTGCGGCACGGTTGCTGCGACAGCCTGCCCAGCACCAGCACATTGAACGCTAGCGTGAATTTGGAGAGTTATCCCCGTTTCGTTACTAACGATAATGAACCAGCTTTGGTGTGTGGTTTCCATCTCGCTCGCAGCTATGCCTGCGATGCTGCCAAAGCCTCCCCCGCTGACGGCGTGGGAGCCGAATGGGCATACGGCTTCTGCGCCGGTCACTTTCCCGGGGGGCGCCCCAACTGTGGGACCCGTCACGGTTGTGAGGCCGCTTAGGTTGCTAGGCCCGGCGGGGCCAACAGGTCCTTGGGGCCCGACGCGCCAGTAGGTCCTGCGGGTCCAGTCACTCCGGCCCTGCCGTGGAGCTGCCGTAGGACGCTCGGCTTGATCTGTTTGCTGGATGTAATGACGTAACGACTGACCGCAAGGCCCGTCCCCGTCAGTGAGAAGAATACGGCGACGATGGCCACAGCCATCGAGGGTTTACGCAGGGCGCGTCTCAGCATGGGGCCTCCCTTGGCCTTCGATTTGGTGCCGCACCCTACCAAAGAGTCCGAATCAATAGAACGTTTAGGCATCATGGTCCGGCTGCTCTTGGGTTCTGGGGCCGCCTGGCATGACTACGGGCTGGGCGCCGGGGATACGCGTGTAGAGCGCCTTTACGGGGGTCAGTATGTAGAGACGGTCGGCGTCTCCCTTCAGCATGTAGTTGTAGTGCCCGTCAACCATCTTGGTCCAGTTGATCGCCACGGTGACGATGCCGCAGCTACAGAGGTACTCGGTCTCGTCGCCCTCCACCTTGATCGTCATTGCCGGTAGTCCTATCTCTCGGTTGCATCCGGGGCAATCCGCGCTCAACCATGCCTCGCGAATACGTCCACCGTCCCCAGAATGGAGACCGACCTCTGCCATGAGTTCTTCAACCTTCATCTTTGTCCCTCCTCCGAGTGGTCACGATGATGTTCGGGCCATCCAGACGGCAATCAATGCGGCTGTACCGACAGTCAAAGATGTGTCGGACGGTGAGCGAGCACAGCAACGATCTTTGATTAGGCGCGGCGCTTCGTATGGTTGAACAACTCGTAGCAACCTATGGAACTTGCGTAGCGAATCAACAGAACGGTGGGGGTTCCCGGATGGCGATATCTAACGGATGCGCTGATGGATGAGGCGCAGTCGATCAGTATGGCGGCGAGTAGCCCGGGATTGGCCTCGGTGGGCGCAGGTGGCAGGTTTGCTGCTGGGCACGGAGCAGATCCTCGCGTGGTGGCTCGCAGGCCACGAACCGAACCTTGGAGCGATCACGTTCGCGGGAGCTCTCCTGATGTTCCAGCGTATCGCCCGCCCCCCGGCAAAGGACAGCGAGTGAGCTGGCTTCGTCATGGACATATTTGCTTGCTGCTCGCGGGGAGCGGTGTGGTGGCGATCGCGCAATGGGTGGGTCTCTTCCATGTTTAGGCGGATCGGACGGGTGCTTGACCGGGTGGGCTGGCTCATCGCGATCGTTTTCTTGGGTGTCGGGTTCGTTGTTTTGCACGATCAGAGCGTCAAGCTGGGCAACGACTCGAAACGCATCGGCGAGCAGACTATGAGCCTCGAAGCGCTGTCTGCCCAGAATGGGACGTTGATTGTGACGTTGGAAGCCGAGGTCGCACGGGAGCGCTCACGAGCGATCCAGGCCGCCGATGCGTACTGTCGATTGAAGCATTACGAGACATTGTCGGGTGGTGCGGTATTGCGGATCGCAGCAGGTTTTCATCTACTCTCCTCTCGCGCGCAGGCTCGCTGGAGGGTCGCACTTGAGCGGGTCGCACAGATCCCTGCCGCATCCTCGTGTTCGGGCACACCAGTGGGTCTCAGGAGACCACCTAGCCGTCCGGAAGATCGGAGTCTCGTCTCGCAGGGGGAAGCGCTCGTAGCACCATCCGTCGGCGCTCCGATCATCCACCGGCCGCCCGCACATCACCCGCACGTCACCCCTCCGTCACGTCACACGACACCACAGCCTGCACCCCGGGCGCCCTCAATTGCTCCTCCACCATTGCCGCCTGCTGCGCCTAGCCCTCCGAGTCCACCGCCGCATAGCCCACCGATCCCGCCTGCTCCTCCACCTGTTCCTGTTGCGCCTCCAGTCGAACCGCCTGCTCACAAGAAAGGTCCCCTCGGGTTGCCTTGCATTGAAGTGGCCCATATCGAAGTGGCGTGTCATTCATCTCGCGTAGCCCGGGGGCATCCGTGATCGCTGTCGAGTGGATCAGCCACCCTGTAGTGATCGTGACGAGCGAGGGGGAAGCACTCACTTTTCTGAGCATCGCTGTCCTTCTGGCTTCGGTGATCACGAGTGCATGGCGCTACTGGAAAGTCACCGAGTGCCATATAGCTCGGTGTCGCAAACATCAGTGGAAGAAGGTGCCCGGGACCGACCATGTGGTCTGCAAGCCGCACTTGAAGTCGATCACCGGCAAGGGCGAGCCCTCGCACGCCGAGGTCCTCGAGGACCACAAGGCCGCTCGCCACGACGCTGCCCGCAAGCTCTAACCCACCTCTAGGGAGGTCTCCATGAAGTCTCGTTGTCTCGCGGCACTCGCCGTGCTGCTCGTGTTCGCTGGGTGTGGAGGAACGGTCACGCACACGGTCACTCAGCTCACGCCCGCACCACAGGTGACGTACATCCCACCGGAGAGCTCTGTGACGCCGGAAGGCGCGGTCACGGCTTCGCCTCCTGTCTCGATCTCACCGACGGTCAAGCACCAGTTGACGATCGACACGGCGGGCCTGCATCTCATCGAGCAGTTCGAGGGGTATCAGCGTTGTGCGTATTGGGATCCCTTTGGTCGTGTCTACACGGCTGGGTTCGGCCAGACGAAAGGCGTCTATCGAGGGTTCTGTTTCGCGGGCCGGGCTGCTGCCGAGGCGAACCTCAAGCGGTCGGTGCAGATCGAATACGAGTGGGCCGTCCATGCCATCGGCTACCCGTTCAACCAGCATGAGGTCGACGCGCTCGACAGCTTCAGTTACAACCTCGGCAGTGGAATATTTGTAGGCGCGCTCCGGTCCGATCTCGAGCGCGGCCAGGTCTACGCAGCGTCGCGGATCATGCTCGCCTACGATCACGCCGGGGGAGTCGTCCTCCCCGGGTTGAAGACCCGTCGTGAACTCGAGGTCCGGCTCCTCCTGTTGCCTGTCGCCAAACCGGCTAAGCGCAACCGGGCCGCTGAACACGCTCACTTGAAACGGCTCGATCTCGAACGGGCCAAGATCCGCCGGCACCTGTTGAACGCGGGTTGCCGAGTCAAGCATCCACGGCCTGCATGTACACCGCTGCGTAAGCGCGGGGCGGCCGTCAACGAGGAGATTCGTCTACTCAAGTCGAGAGGAGTGAAGTAATGCGCTGTCCTCATTGTGGTCGCTGCTCTGAGTGTGGAGCACGCGAAGACGTTCGACCCGTTCCCGTTTGGCCTCCTCCGGGAGAACCGCTTCGCACGATCCCGATTCGCTTTGACGAGCCGTATTGGCCGGGCTATGGAGAAACAGCTACTTCGCTGCCCAATCGGCCTTTCATCGTCACCTGCTGAATCCCTAACCCGATAACTCAAAGGAGACACCATGAAACTTCAGCTCCCGTCGTGGGCGACCACTGTGGGTGGTCTCGTCACGGGCATCCTCGCCGTGCTCAACCAGACCACGTTCACCTTCGCTGCCCAGTGGCAGGTGTACATCACGATCGCGTTGTTCTTCTTGTCCGGTATCGGGATCAGTCCGCTGGTGGGTCCTGCGTTCAGGGCTGCTTTGCACATCACTACCAAGGTGAGCCTGGTCATCTCCTCTGCTCTGGGAGCGTTGGCGTTGGCTGCTACGACCCTGTCGATCTCCAGTGATGCTAAGGGCGCGATCCTTGGTGTCCTGACGTTCCTGGCGGCTCTGGGGTTTGCTCCTACGGCTCCTGTGGTGGTTGGTCAGATTCGGGGTGGACGATGACCCGCGCCGCTACGAGCTACGGCCGCTACCAGGTCGCAGAGCCCCCCTCGGCTCTCCTGAGCGTGCACCAGCACGACGGGACGAGCACTCTCAAAGAGGTCGATCACGAGCCGAAGGTGGCCGTTCTCGACCAGGAGGACCTGTTCGCTCAGGGCATCCGTGTCTCGACGTTCATTCCGGGCGCGAAGGATGTGGATGCTCTCGGGTCGTGTACGGCGAACGCGACGACTTCAGCGCTGTCGAACATGCTGAGCGAGGCCGCATTCGCGGCATGGGTTGGCGAGCAGGTGCTCGTCGGCGGTGGCACGACCTACTCCGACACGGTCGCGGCGGAGAAGGCAGCGATCCGCTTCTACCACGGATGCACCGACCAGACCGGGAGCACGGCCGAAGAGTGGCCGCCCACCGATTGCGGCTCTTCAGGTCCATACATCGTCAGCGAGCTGGAACGCCTCAAACTCGTCAAAGGGGCAAAGATCGCATCGGGCGCCCAGAACATCGTCTCCCTGTTGCAGACCAACGGGATCTTGCAGGGCACGCCTTGGTTCTACGCGGCAGAGGAACCGGATGTTCACGGGTTCGTGGACGGGGACGGGTCTGTTAGCGCTATCGAAGCCCTCATCAACTCGGGAGTCGCGGGCGGTCATGAGACCTACCAGTCGGCTATCGAGAAGCTGGTGGTTCTCCCGAGCGGCCACGTGGACCCGTTCAACACGGTCATCCGGGTCAGGAACTCGTGGGGGCCGAGCTGGGGCGATCACGGGTCGTGCCGGTTTCACCTCTCGACGCTCGTAGCGATCCAGAGCGCCTGCGACTTCAGGCAGCTGGTCGCGTGACACTCCGTGAAGCCTTCGGTCGGCTTGACACGTTTCGTGCTCAGCCGGCCGCTCACGGCTACCCCGAAAACCTCCGGCACCTGTTCGCTCCTATCGACCAGGTGCATGAAGCACTCGTGTCGCTGTGTCAGGCATCCAGCCTGTCTATCGCGGCGGCAATATACGGGTGGGACGACGACGAGATCGATGCCCTGTTCCGCTCGAAGCTCGAAGAAGAACACGTTCCGGTCGTCCTCGCGCTCGATAAGAGCCAAGCGGGGGGTGTCCATGAGCGCAAGATCTTGGCTGAGTGGAAGCCCGACCAGATCGGTAACGCGATCGTCATCGGTCACAGCTCGAAGGGAGCGATCAGTCACGACAAGATGATCGTCCTTGATGGTCAGGTCACGGTCTGTGGTTCGACCAACCTCTCCGAATCCGGAGAGAGCAAGCAGAACAATGAGGCGGTCATCGTCTGGGATCCAGTGTTCGCTGCTGAGGCCCGGGCACGCATCGACTGCATCCATAACGAGATGCACGGTCAAATGGTCGCGAAAGGGGAACTGACCTCATGAGCCTCAACTCGGAGGGCGGCAAGCGTTCTGCGCAACTCCTCGTCTTGCTCCTCATTGTCGTCTTGATCGGAGCTCTGGTCTATGGCGTCTATGAGTTCTTGCACTGGGCTCGTATCCTGGGTCAGCTCGACTAGGGATGGCTGCGGTCCCGGGTCACCCGTTCACTCGACGGCAATGGGAGATCGTTTTACGCCTAGCTGACGGTGCGATGTGCGCGGAGATCGCCCGACAGGAGAGCAAAGATCCGGCCGCGATCCGCCATCTCGCTGCTTTTGCCCGACAACGGATCGGTGCCAAAAGCAACGATGAGTTGTTGCACGTGTGCTACCGGGAAGGGTGGCTCGGCGAACACACGGGTCTCCTCGAACGGGAGGCCGCGGTCGCTATTCGTGAACGCGAGCTCGACGAATGGCCCGAGGTCACTCCCGCTCAACGCGCCTACCTCGACAGGTTCGACCGGATGCTCAAGACCCCGTACGGCTCCGAAGCTGAGCGTCGAGCACGACTAGAGATGCGGTACATGCTCGGCGCCATGTGCATCGAGAAGGGCATCCCCGTGCCTGGGGCTCGTCGTGAGCTCGAGCAGCCTGTGCTCGCTCTCGCTGCTTAGTCCGCTCAGGTGAAGAGACGTGCGAATCCGCGCTCGATAGATCCCTGGACTTCGCCGAACACTTCGGCAAGGAAGTCGAGGAACGTGTAGCGCGGCCACACGGTGCTTGGATGACGCGTGGCTCGGTAGCCGTTGCGGTAGTGCTCAAGCATTCGTGCAGCTTACCCCGTCGAGGTGACGGGAAGACGCCGCGAGCCCCGGGCGTGATCCGGCCTCGAGCATTGCGCTGGGGCTCAACGAAGAGGAGGTTGCTTTGGCATCTTCGCACTCGTCCCCCTCATCGCCGTGCTCGTATTCGGGCCGGCTCATACACAGCACCGTCCCCAGGCCCTGCACGGTCAAGATCGGGGTCCACAGCGTCACGCTCACGGGCATCGCGGCCGAAGCGGTCGGCGAGATCGTCGCCCCGCGCTAGCTGGTGGGTGCTCGAATGCGAACCCAAGGGCTTGCGTCTGGCATGTGATCTACAAGAAGGGCATCGGCGAACCCGAGCGAGCATGGCTCTTGCGGATCCCCGGCTGCGAGTCGGGCTGGGATCCGTTGAACACGAACGGGACGAGCGACGGGCTCTACCAGTTCCAGCCCCCTACGTGGGCTGAGACGCCAGAGGGGCGCGGCCATCCCGAACGTATCTGGTCCGCGTACTGGCAAGCATTCGCCGCCCACTGGGGATATCACCACCTCCCAGCCGGGCCTGGGGAATGGGAATGCACACGAATCCTGGGCCTGTAAGCAGGTCCACGTCATCAGATAGGAGCTCGCGATGAGCGGAGGTGTCCTCTATGAGGAGTGCTACGCATCGAGCGTCGAGGAGCACGGCGACGCGGTGCATGTCCTCAACTTCGACTGCTACTACGTCGAGCAGTTCCGCGAGGACGGCGCGCTGCGCGGCATTGATTTCTTCCATCGAGAGCCAAACGGCGAGGCGTGCGGCGGCTACTGCAACATCCTCGGTGCCGGTTCGCCGCAGTGGACGGTCGAGCAGCGTGAGCCGTTGACGCTCGCGCCGTCCGTGTGGTGCAAGGGGCCTGGACACGACTTCCACGGGTGGATACGGAACGGCAAGTGGGAGGGCGTCTGAGCGCGTCCAGGTCGTGAGGTAGACTCGCCCTGCTCATGCCTGACGCCCCTGACCCACCTTGGGTTGGGGGCGTTTGTCGTTGTTCTTCCTAGAATCTGGAATCGAGATCCTAATAGTTAGCATGGTAGTATGTACTCGGATCACTTCTGTATAGTGGTCCACGGGCCCTGGCGGGGCCTTGAGGAGGCGCGGATAGCTGCCGATGCCGACCCCTAATGGAGGAACCCGTGCAAAAGCAGTACTACAGCGCAGAGTCGCTAGATCTCGGCATCCGTGAGCTCGAGCGCGAGCATGGAATGAGCACCGAGGAGTTCTACGAGCGCTACTCCGCGGGTGAGGATCTTCCCATCCCGAGGTTCAACCAGCACATCTGGGTTGCGTTTCACGAGGACATTCTTCGCCTGACCGACGGCGCCGGTGTCGAGCGTGCGCCGGTCATGGAGCGTGTAGGCCAAGCACTCGCCTGCTCGTAGCCACCGTGGATGTCTGGGAGTACTTCCAGACGCGCGAGCGGGAGTTGCGGGAATGCTCATTGCACGTTGCGGAGGACATGTCGTTGTTCTCTGCGGAGGAGGGCAACGCTCAGCGCGGCAGGATCTACGGTGTCCTTTACTTCAACGGATATCCATCCACCGTCTACTTAACGGTGCATGAGGAGATCGTGGTCAGGGGGAGCGGGATCACTCGTCCACGCTACGCCTATTTCCTCGTCATCGACGGACGCGAGATCGGCGGTTATGAGCGTCACGCGACCCACAAACCCCCAGTCCATCGCCACTGCTCGGGACAGAAAGAGCACGAAAGCTCCCCGTCGCGGGCGATCTCGTTCAAGGACGCTGCACAGGAGGCTTGGCGATACGTGAGCGAGTTCGCGACGCCCGTAGACAAATAGACTTTCGTGGGCAGCCTCAGGCGGCTCACTCCAGACATCCCCACCGTACGCTTCGGCCGGTGATACAAAGCCCCCTTCGCTTTCATGGTGGAGGGGGCTTCCGTCGTTCTAAGGGGCGTTCCCTGGGAGGATGAGCCTGCCGAGAACATCGCCTCCTTCGCTCCCAAAGACCTTCAGTCGAGCGCCGTCGTTGAACACGATGTACTGCTCTCCTAGATCGTTTGCGACTACATCGGTGATCGTTCTGCCAACCAGAGCCGCTGAGAGACAATTGTCGGTGATATTGAACGGCTCAACTGTCGGGTCCTGTTCGGTGCTCATCCCCAAGATCATATAAGGGGCGGGCGGCGTTCTAGTCCGGAGGCCCGCAGTGTTGAGCGCGAGCCTCCGGTGCGCCTCGCGAGAGCTGTCATGCGGACACGAGACACGAAGATCACTCTACGACGCTTGTTTGTCAACCAGAAGGGGCCACCGCACATTCAGGGGTTGAGTGGACGGTGGCCCCTTTCCAGGACCGAATGGGCGTCCGGTCTGACAACCAACGCGCAGGAGCATACACGGGTTTGCGCCTTGCGGTAAACCACGGATCGTTTACCCCATGGACTAGACCACCCATGGCATGCGAGTGTTTCCGACTCGATGCCCGCTCAATCCAAAGACGCCGATCCCGCTCTCGGGGCTGTTCTGCGACGCTTGCGCGAAGAACACGGGGAGTCCCAGGAAGGGTTGGGGTACAAGGCGCGCATAACAGCTGGATCGCTCAGCAGGATCGAGCAAGCGCAGGCCGACCCGGGGTGGGGGAAGGTCCAGAGGATCATCGACGGGCTCGGCGTCACGCTCGTAGAGCTCGCGGAAGCCGTCGAACGGGAGCGCGGATAAAGCGGAGACCCCGCCGAAGCGGGGCCTCCTAAGTGCATACGAACCCGTCAGCACTTGATTCGTCCTGGCAGCCCCGGAGGGCCGTTGGGACTCTGGTCTTTCCAACAGGCAGTATATCGGTCGGCATTGGAGATGTCTAGAGAGCTGGGGGGCTGGGATTCGAACCCAGATCTCATGGTTGGAAAGACCAGCGTCCTGCCTTTTGGACGACCCCCCAGTGCTACGCCCGAAGGCGCGCGCCGGCAATAATACCTAGCGGGATACGAACTTCTAGAAACATGCAAGCATCGGATGATCCCAGCATGTAAGATCGCGACCAGTCGATCTACGGGAGATAGGCATGGATGCTGAGACGGATGCTGCCGAGGACTTAGAACTACGGCAGGCGAGGGGGAGGGCGCGGTTCAACTACGCCGCTGGGTGCCTGCTCGCGTCGAGGGAGAAGGGTCTACTGCCGCACGAACGCGCGGCCTATTTGTCGTCGTGGCGCCGGGCGCGAGAGGAAGCGGGGGAACCTGGCGGCCCAGCCCTCTTGTGTACAATAAGCCACAGTGCTTGGATCGCCTCAACGGAACACGTGTTCCCATCCGACGGCTCGCATACGGTGCCACCTTCGGCGTCGAACGGTCGCCCGCGCCGAGGTCTCCCAAGGGGAGGGGATAGTGCGGCTGGAGTACGGGAGGGACCGATGCAGCAGCTTCCGATCATGCGTGGTCTAGAGGGCGGTCGCGGCGAGCGAGACGAGAACACTGGCGAGGCGCTACTGAACGATATCTTCGACCTCATCAGCAAACGACTACCGAGGCTCCCTCTCACTGATCCTGCGCGTCCGGCTTTGGCAGCTCTTTCCCCGATGCTTGCTCAAGCGCTCGGGCGACCTCTAGTAGCTGAGGTGCCATCAGCTCAGCAGCCCGCCTGATCTGGGCATCCGGCAGTCCCTGAGCTGGCCATCGAATGAGTGGGTCGATCGACTCATCCTCGAACCACTCCACGGGAAGCTTAAGCAGGCGCGCGAAGACTTCCTTGCGCACGCGGGTGAGATCCAGCTCTCCCCGCTCCGTCCTACTCAACTCCTGCTTGCCTAGCCCATCGGCGGCACCCAGTTTGTCTAGCTCATCCTGGGTTAGCCCGCGCAGGATGCGAGCTGCCTCGATGCGGCGCTTTGCCTCGTCGTCGGAGAGCACCCGAACATGTCTACAGCTTCGGCGCTGAACAGTCTTTGCCGACCATGCCAACGTGACCTAGGAGTTGCCAAGCAAATCTAAAGTTTCAACATGACTTGACAAGTCTGCCAATCTCTTCTAAGCTGCTGGCACGATGTCTAATCGACTGGCAGCAGCTCGCATCCACACCCACCGTGTGAGGTTGGGTCTGAGTCCCGAGCAATACGGCATACGCATCGGCACGTCGGGCATGACCGTCCGCCGGGTCGAGGAGGGCTACACGCCGTTCCGCTCGACGCAAGTCAAGTTCGCCAAGGACCTCGACGTCGAGGTTGACGAGCTGTTCCCATTGACGCTCGATCGTCGTCGTCGCCAATCGCGGGTGATGGCATGAACGTCTTCGAGCGGTTGCGCTACGAGAAGGACCTCACGCAACAGGAGGTGGCCGACGGTGCTGGGATCTCCCGGGGCACCGTCATCAAACTTGAGCAGCTTCGGGACCCGAAGCCGAGCGCACCCGTTGCAAAAGCGCTGGCCTCCTTCTACGGCGTTCCCCTGGCAGAGCTGATGCCTTCCGACCGCGACTCGAAGGCCAAGGCGGCATGAGCACTCTACTCGTCGGCCGAGATGATCTCTCCGTCGCGGATGACGGTTCCCGTGATCCCGTTGGATGGCCACGTGAGCGTGACGAGATCGTCGGTTTGGCTCAACTCGACGGGCATCTTGGGCGCA